TGTAGCAGAAGAAGGGCTTGGATTTGCTCCATTTGTATCGTATTCAAAAGTTTGATCTGCAATCGTTAAATTTACTGCTCTTGCGTCATCTCCTGCTGATCCGTCTGCACCCTCTGCTCCTACAATACCTGCAGTGATTGCATACACTATATCAAAAGAGTAATTGGTACTACCATCTGTTACAACTTTCGCAAGAATAGTATCTTTTGCAACATCAGGTTTAAAACTTTGTTTAAAAATTGAAGTACCTGAGTATGCTCTTGGTACAACAGTGTCTAGCTCAAGTGATGTATCTGAAGTAATATTTGTAATGAGTGCCATAAAACGAGTAGAACCCGCTGCTCCAATAATGAATCTTTCCCCTACTCTATAGTCTGTTAAGAATGTAGTACCTAAACCTGTTACAGTTCCTTCTTCGATTTCTATTGTAACCGTTCCTGTTGCACTTGAAATACCTGCATTAGATGCTCCGACTTCTGCAAAATATTCAAAATTATAAAGATTTCCATCGGCATCTGCTGCTGCTGTATCTGTTTTTAGTTCTAATGCTTTTAAATGATCAGAGGTTGCATCTGCATCAAATGCTAAATAAGCTGTTGCACTTGCTCCGATACCACTAAAAGCTTGTTCAGTATTTCCTGTACCTGTACTTGAAAATGTAAATTCTTCTTCATTTCGTGATAAGAATGTGTAAGTAGAAGAACCAATTGAAGCTACTCCTGTATTTGTATCAATAGAAAGTGCTTGGTTTAATGCTCCGCCAGTAAATAATCTTCCTACAGGTGTTGGAGTAGGAGAAGCTTGTTGGTTGCTTGTGTCTATACTTTTCTGAACCGCAGCTGATTTTATTTGCTCTGAGTTTACTGTTCGTATTCTGACTGTATATATTCCATAACTACTTATTGGAATATCTATAAAACTTGTATCTTTTGTTGCAAAGATTTTTTCAAAAACAGGTTTACCTCCTGCATTGTGTTCAATTTCGTAATAGTTTAAATGCTCATAAATTGAAGTTACGGGATTGCCTAATGAATCTGTTCTTGTACTTGTAGGATGCTGCCATTGTGCTCTTATGATTTTTGCAATCCCTTCTACTGAAGTGCTATCTTCCACACTAGGATTTATGTCCTGTTTAAGTGATAAAGTGAAAGATTTTGGAACTGGTACTTCTTCTGTATAAGAAGGAAGTGTCTTAATTATCTGGTCTTGTTGTAGTATATATCCTCTATCAACTAAATCAAACTTTGTAGGTTCGTATTTTATACCTGTTATTTCGTATCTACCTTTATTTGACTCGTTAATTCCAGTAATTAAATATTGTTTTGCAGAGCCCTCATCAAGTGATCCATCTGCTTTTATTTCTTTGATTGCCCATGGCATATCTTGTGCTGGGGCACTACTAAATGCACTAGATACTTCTATTGCAGTTACAGAACTTCCTGTACTTGAAATTGTTTTAGTTTCAACTCTGCTGTTTGGATTCCAGTTTAATACTACTACATTTCCACTGTCGTCTACTGCATTTGAAGCTTCAGCACTTGTATCAATTGTTACAAGACTTCCTCCTACTGTTGCTTGTGGAATATAGTCTCCTCTTATATATGATATACTATTAATAGTTGCGCTTTCTTGTCCAAGAAATGCACCACCACTAGGAAAGACAATCGAAAGTTCAAAAGTATTACCACTTGATAAATTTATAGCACTATCTACATTAATAGTAGTAGTAGTATTACTAGAAGAAGTTCTTCCACTAAATCTTATGTGGTCTCTATCCGCATCTTGTACATTGACTACATCTCCTGGCTTAAGGAATCCTCCATTGTAACTAGTTTCAAAACTAATTCCTTCAGTTTCCATAATTTCAGAAAGAAGAGTCCATTTACCAAATCTATGTGCTTGTCCTTTTGATGTGCAACCAAAAGCAACAACATCTTTTGATACTATTTTTCCAGTTTCTAATATATTGTTTGTATCTTCTACAATCTCGACCGCTTTCTTATACATAGAATCTGGATCATTCCATGTTACTCGTACTTGATTGCTTCTATATTGAGATTTTGTTGATGTATATGCAAATTTTCCTGCAATTACATTTGCTTTTGAAAATGTATATACAGGACTTTGAAATCTATTTTGAGAAAACTGAATTTCACCATTTAACCAAAACATCATTCCTCGGAATACGCTTGTAACGTCTTTTAATACTTTTAAAGCTTCTGCAGCTTGTGCTAGATATAAATTACAAGTGAATCGAGGTTCTGTTCCTCCTTCTCCATCATTTACAAGTTCATCACAATATCTTGCTATACGGTATAGTTCGTACTTGTCTATTTGAGATGAATTTATATATTTACCAAGTCCATATCTATCATTTGTAACAAGATCATAAAATACCCATGCTGGATTATCAGTGTAAACAGGATGATGATTAACATGAGCACCATTAAAGGTTACTTTATCTCCTCGAAAGTTTCCATCCCATTGTTGGTAGGAGTTTTCATCGGCTCCTGTAGTTACATTTCTATCATACCCTGCAACACTTCTATTTCCTTCCGTTCTTGGAAAATAGTTTGTAGGAACTTGTAATAATCTTCCTCGAACATGATAACCACGAACAGGTAATTTACCAAATGATTGTGCATCAAATATAAGAGCTCCATAAGCAGACAAAGGATAAGAAAGTTTATCTTCTATTATTGCTTCAATAGATGTTAGACTACAAGGATTGGTATGATCATAGTCTCCGTGTCTTGCATTTGCAGGATTAACTCGTTCTATTTTTACTTGAAAATCTGAAAAAGGTTGAAACTCTTCCATGTTAATTGTAAAACTTTCAATAAAAGGTGCTTTAGTTTCTGCTTGAATAAATCCAGTATTTACTCCATATTTTCCTTTAAAATTTGAAGTTCTTCTACCAGTTGGTCTATTTGTAATTTGTGAATCTGTCGGACCAAATACTAACACTTCCGTAAAAGAAGAATCTCCGGCGCGTTTAAATCCTAAAAATATTCGTAATTCTACGTGTGCGGAAGATTCATCTCCAGAGCTTTTTTTACTTGCAAGCATCGTTGGGAATTTAAAAGTTAATTTCAGTTTGTCTATTTCTGATTGGTTGTTTATTCCCATTGTAGAGGCAGATATTGTTGTGGGTGATGCCGTTGCATTTCCAGTTGTTGAGTGATATCCTCCACTTGTTATATTACTTTGACTTCCTGTTATAGAGGATAGATCAGTTTGATTTATTTCTGTATTTGCGGAGTGAACTATTGAAGCACTGCCGAGTCCCGGAAAATTTTGAAGAAAAGGTTGACTTCGATATCCATTCATAAAAGCATATTGAAATGCTCCATGATTATAGATAGGAGTATCCGAAACAGTTAATTTAGGAGTAGTTGTAAAAGCAGTAACATTTGAAACATCTCTTACATCTGTTCCTTGTGCTGAAATATTTGAAATAACTGCTGTTGTTCCATTTGTAATTGAAGCTATTTTTCCAACTTTATCTACTGTTCCATCTACATTTGATACTGTAGTTGAGGCGGGTAAGGCTAATTGTACAGAAGTTGCTGAAGTAAAAGCGATTACTTCTGAACGAAGAACTCCTCCATTTACTCCTGCTCCTTTTACTGTTACAAATTGTTTCATTCCATCGACAGTTCCTGGTATGAATACATCATTTGAATTAAAGAAACTTGAACTAGCAGTTACAATATTACTTCCTTTTGTCATGCTTAGTCCACCAGTAATAGCTTTCTTTGCAGCTGCTATATTTATATATCGGTCTCCATCGGCTGTCGATAATCCACTAAACATTGAACCTGCATTATCTACAACGGTTAGAGAACTTGCTGTAAATGAAACATCTAGACTTTCTGCAATATTATGTTTTGTTCCTATTGATCCAATAGTTGCTGCAGTTTGATCTAAATATATTGAATCAGTACCATTTACAAGCCCTTCTATTGGTCCTTCTGATATAAGGTCGTATACAACTGCTGTTTGATATTCGTTCGGATTATTAAAAATTTGTGAACTTGATCCTGCTCCTTGTGCTTGCCCACCATTTGTTAAATCGTAAAATCTACCTAAATTTTTCATTTACCTTGTCCTGACGCTCCATTTCCGCCTCCACCTGCTTTATTGTGTCCATTTGCATCTTGTCCCTGGTCTCCGTATGAGCCATTAGGTGAACTTGAATCTGGTGAAATAATTGTATATCCTGTTTGTTGATAGCTTATTTTATTATCTATAAATCCAAAATTTGTTATTGCTCCGCCTACTATGAGTTCTCCGTAGAGCAAAGGAACTGGAACTCCTTGTTTTGTATTGTTCTGTGGTCCGTCAAAGAGATAACTGTCTCCTGCTTCTGAAGGACTTTCTGGTGTCATATATCCAACTACACCTGACATTGCGAGTCCGACACCAAGTGTTGATACTCCCCAAGCCGCTACTTGTCCATAAGTATTAAGTTGTGCTCCACCTTTTGTTGCTACGATCATAACTTCACCTTCCGCCCCTGCTACCATCTGGGCTTCTCCACCTTTTGTAAAAAGATCAAACTCTTTAAGAAAAGAAGGTCCATACCAGATTAGTAGTGCACCTACTATTATTTTTAATGCATCGCTAACACCAGCTCCGGCTGCTTTTGGGGTTATAACTACGAGATCTTTTGGTTTTTCTAGCATAACCGAGTAGCCATCTTCGAGTAACTCTTCTCCATTTAATATATCAAAATCAATTCCTTCTTCTGCTTTTTCTAGAATATAGTTTTTGAATCCTTCAGTTTGGCAGTCTATTAGTTTAAATATATCACGAAAGCTAGACGTGGCCATATGCCAGTCTGTTCCAAACTTTTCTCCGAGTTCTCCCATTAGCTTAACGTGGGTCATATATTTCTACTCCTTTTTCTGGGTATGATACGATTAAATATGGTATCTGCAATGCTTTTGCCATGTCTTTGTCATGCTTGCTTGGATGACAATTTTGCATATAGTGACTATGGACTATATATTTTATTTTAGAAATTAATTGATACTTGCCTAAAACTTTTGCGTCAATTTCAAATTGATTTTCTTCTGTGGATATATTTTGACAAGGAATATATTTTTCTTCGTTATTTTCCTCGACAATAAGTCCACACATTTCACGAGGTGCCTCGGCAGCTGCCTGAGCAAATATTTCATCGAGAAATTTCACTTAAAGTTCTTTGAGCCTGGAAAAGCTCCAAATGGTAATGTTGCTGTAGTATTAATTTCTGCTTTTGCTCTTGAAGTTGCTGATGTAGCATCTACAGGTGAAAAACCAAATCGTTTTCCGCAAGATGCTAGTGTTTTTCCACATTGATCTGCTCTTCTCCAAAAGTCATTAAAACCAGGTGTGTTGCCTGATTGAGTATTTTTTGTTTGCCAAATATAAGTTTTACCAGCGCTTGTATAAGTAACAATATCATTTAGTTTATCATCTGTAAAAGCATTATAAGTTGTACTCGATGAATATGCTCCTTGATGAACTCGTACTCTATCAAATTTTGCATTTGAATCGGCAGGAGTTCCCAGTGCTGTTTTTGTTCCTGTTTCATTTACTATCCAATATTCTGTTATAGAAGTTCCTGCGGACAGAGAGCCATTAGCATTTACTTTGACTGCTGTTCCTGTTGTACTAATATAAGCATTTGCTGAAAAGCTAGTTGAACCTGCTGCACTTGTATAGTTTGTAAAACTTCCACTTGCAGGGACAATATATTCATTATCTACAGTAATATACACAGTATGTTCTACACCATTAACAGCAGTTCCTGTATTTGTATAGTTTTGACGAGTAAATTTACCTTCTCGATGCCAGCTACACCCACCACATTTTGCGTGTTCATCTAAATCTGGGCTTGCTCCTGTGTACTCCCAAGGACAAGCATTTGATACGATTTCTCTTGCTGGGATTTTTACTCCTTGTAAATCGAACGGAGCCGCTAATTCATATGAAAGAGATATGGCATCTCTTGCATTAATTTTTGATATTGTCCAAATTTGTCGTGTAAACTCTACAGGAGTATTTCCTGAGCCTGGATCAGAAGCTTCTCCTTGTAAATATCTTTTTAGAGTCATACGACGGATTACTTTTTTACCTAGTAAAGAGTCATAATCTGTTGTTCCTATTGCAGTCGAAAAAGTACTATCAACAATTGCAATATTAAAAACAGGTCTTGCTATTGCTCCTGTAGCTTTAATATCAAATCCATCCATTGTGAGAGGGCAGGGAGCATAAGTTCTTAAAGTACTTGGAGAATTATAATCATACATCTGTAAAGAAGAGCCATCAGAATCTTCTCCTCTTGTAAAGTATGCAAAAGTTCCATCTGGTTTTTGTATTTCAAAAAGTTCAACAAGTTCGGAACCTGGTGATTGTTTTTGAAAATCGCTTA